ACATTGACGCTGGCAACAATGACGGCTGGAATTTTGGAATTTCACCTGTAATTGGTGGAAGCGAATATACTTACCAGCTACGGTCTTTCACGCAACCACGGAGATTTTGAAATGACAATGAACATTAAAGCGGTAACCACTTGTTTTGGTTACCAGCAACTTACAGTCGATTCATCCAAGGGTTTGACAGTGCCTGTCATTGCCCCGGACGGTTTGAACGCCAAACCCGTGTTTGCGTTGATTGTTGCCGAAGGCGCACCAGTGCGCTGGCGCGATGACGGCACTGCGCCATCTGCTTCAGTGGGTATGCCTCTTGCAATTGGTGTGCCATTGCAATATGACGGTGATTTGAATAAAATCCGTTTCATTCAGCAATCTGCCACAGGTATTATCAATATCTCGTATTACAGTTAACCCAAACCGTACTGGCGCGTTCACCAGGGAATCGTAGGATTCAAAAATGTCAGAAGAAGTATTAGCGGAGTCACTACCCGTGCCAGAACAGGAAGCAACGGCTGCCCCTGACGCTGAAGTTCAATCGCCGGAAATCGCTGAAACACAGCCTGCCAAGACATTCTCGCAAGAGGAACTTGACGCTGCAATCGGCAAACGCCTCGCAAGAGAGCAACGTAAGTGGGAACGAGATCAAGCGCAACGCCAGTCTGAACAACAAACGTTGAGGGCACCAGCCACACAGTCTGTTGATCAGTTTGAAAGCCCTGAAGCCTATGCTGACGCATTGGCCTACCAGAAAGCCGAAGAACTGATTGCCAAACGTGAGTCTGCTAAACGCCAGTCGCAAGTTCTTGAGAGTTATCACGACAAGGAAGAAGAAGCACGGACGAAATATGATGACTTTGAACAAGTCGCATACAACCCCAAGCTCCCAATTACTGATGTGATGGCCGAAACGATCCAGTCCTCGGACGTTGGACCTGAGTTAGCTTACTACCTCGGCTCTAACCCCAAAGAAGCAGATCGCATCTCGCGTATGACGCCCTTCATGCAGGCAAAGGAAATCGGGAAGATTGAAGGCAAATTGTCCGATAATCCTCCCGTAAAACGAACAACGTCTGCGCCAGCGCCGATTTCACCTGTTACCGCCCGAACCTCCGGTTCGCCAGCACATGACACTACTGACCCACGGTCTATCAAGACCATGACAGCAAGCCAGTGGATTGAAGCTGATAGGGCACGACAGGCGAAGAAGTGGGAATCGCAACGTATCCGCTAACTTTTTTAAGGACTTTTTGAAATGTCTAACAGCATCCTAACGATCGACATGATCACCCGCAAGGCTCTGGAAATTCTGGAGAACAACCTTGTTCTGACCCGTAACGTGAACCGTCAGTACGACGACAGCTTTGCTGTTGAAGGTGCCAAGATTGGTTCTACATTGCGGATTCGCCTGCCTGACCGCGCTCTGGTTACTGACGGTGCCGCCCTGCAAGTTCAGGACGACAACGAGCAGTTCACTACTTTGTCGGTAGCCAACCAAAAGCACATCGGTGTCAACTTCACATCTGCTGAACTGACCATGCAATTGGATGACTTCGCAGAGCGTGTGTTGAAACCTCGTATTAGCCAGTTGGCTTCCAGCATTGATGCTGACGTTGCCAATTCGTACAAGTACATCGGTAACTCCGTTGGTACTCCTGGCACCACTCCATCGACTTCTTTGGTGCTGTTGCAAGCCCAGCAAAAGTTGAACGAGAACGCTGCTGTAATGTCTCCACGTTACGCTACCGTTAACCCTGCCGCCAACGCTGGCCTGGTTGAAGGTATGAAGGGTCTGTTTAATCCAACAGACACCATCAGCAAGCAGTTCCGTAACGGCATGATGGGCACTGGCGTGTTGGGCTTTGATGAAGTCAACATGTCTCAGTCGATCAAACAGCACACTACCGGCTCTCGTGATGCCTCGGCCTCCACTTTGGTGAAGACTCCTGGCGTGACTTCCGAAGGTTCTGCGACCATTCTGTTGGAGCAAGGTTCCGTAGTCACCACCATTAAAGCTGGCGACGTGTTTACCGTGTCAACTTGCTACGCAGTGAATCCTCAGACTCGTGAGTCTACTGGTTCGTTGTATCAGTTTGTTGCTCTGGCTGACGCTACTGCTGTGGGTGGTACTTGGACTGTGACCGTGTACCCCATGTACTCTGCTGCTCACGCTCTGGCTACCATGAACGTTCTGCCCGCTACTGGCGGTGTAGTTACGTTCTTGGGTGCTGCTTCTAGCCAATACGCACAGAACTTGGTGTACCACAAGGATGCCATCACCTTTGCCACTGCTGACCTGTTGCTCCCACAAGGTGTTGACATGGCTGCTCGTGCTGTGCATAACGGTATCAGCCTGCGCGTTGTTCGTCAGTACGACATCAACAACGATCGTATGCCTTGCCGTATCGACGTTCTGTATGGCTACAGCACGATTCGTCCACAAATGGCTTCCCGCATCTGGGGCTAAACCTAATGCCCCTTCGGGGGCGTTTTTTAAATCTTTTTAAGGAAATTTATCATGGCTCTTCCTAATGGCGCAGGCGGTTACCAAGTAGGTGACGGCAATATCGGTGAAGCTGTTCTGTCGGTTCAAGGTGCACCCACTGCCGTGGCTGCCGCTGCGACAATGACAACTGCTGAACTGTCTAACGGCTTGTTTGTGTTCAACGGCGCTGCCGGTAATCTGACTTTGCCCACCGTGGCATTGGTAGAAGCCGACATCACAGCCGCATCAAAAGTCAACGCTGCTCTTGACTTCATCATCATCAATATTGATGCTTCCGGTTCTGATTCAGTCACTTTGGCTGCGGGCACTGGCTGGACCCTTGTTGGTGTTGCTGCGGTTGCGGTTAATACTTCTGCCCAGTTCCGCGCCCGTAAAACCGGCGATGGCACTTGGACTGCATACCGCATTGCCTAAATCTGATGGGGCTTCGGCCCCATCTTCCTAAAGGAAAATCATGGCTACGAATACAAAACCTGTTGGTGTTGCATACGAAGACCCGTATCTAGACGGTGCGGTTATCAACAACTCAACTATTACTGGTACGGTAACGTCTAGTGCAGTGTCTAACATTGCTGTGACAAACGCCACTACTGGTAGTAGCGATGCTGCTGCATCTACAACCACACTCACCATGACGGGTGCTGGTGGCGTGGGCTGGGCAAGCAAATCGGACTTGGAAGCAAATGTTGCATTGGGCGCATACGCTAACGGTCTGTATGGCTACTTGGCATTTGGTGCAAGTGGGCGCGTAACTGGCTTGGCCTCGGGTACGGTTGGCGAAGTCGTCTTGTCTGCTGGTTGCACACAAGGAACCTACGCTGCAATTGAAGCTGAAGTTGGTATGCCTAGCGGCGCTGTAACCGGCACAAACACATCGTTTTTCTACTTGAGTTCATATGGTGCTGATAAAGCAACATTCGACACAAGCGGCACTTTGTTCAATTTGGCCGGAGTGACTAAAGGTTCTGGTAAGTTCCTGCAAGACACAACTTCTGGTGCAACAGCGCGTCCAACATCCGCAATCAAAGTGCTTACGCCTGATGGCATCCGCTATCTGCCGTTGTACTCTACTGCTGCTATCGCTGCTTAAAGATGATCACCCGTGAAGTGATTATGGAACGGGTGCAAAGTCTGCAAAAACAAGCCGAGCGTTTGCGTTCCGATTTGGATGCAACGCTCGGTGCGTTACAAGATTGCGGATACTGGCTTGAGCAATTGAAACAGGAAAACACTGATGTCACTGATTTATCTTGATCATCCAATACACGGTAGGAAAATTGCTACTATGGAACTTGAAGCCGTATTTGATGAAACAAACGGCTGGACACGCTACAATCCAGAAACGCCTTCGGACTCCGAAGAAGCGGCTCCCGTTAACACACTCGGGATAAAGCGCAAATACACCCGTAAGGTGGAAACTGAAGGAGTCTGAGCATGACAACGTACACCGCTGGCGATCAAATTAATCGGGCACTTCGTTTGCTCGGCGTGTTGGCCGAAGGTGAAACGCCGTCTGCTGCCATGTCTCAAGACGCTTTGATGGCAATGAACCAAATGATCGACTCGTGGTCTATTGAGCGATTGTCTGTATTTTGTACACAAGATCAAGTATTTACTTGGCCTGCCGGCGAGTACATTCGCACCCTTGGCCCCTCTGGTAACTTTATCGGCCTGCGTCCTGTAATGCTGGATGACGCTACTTACTTCCGTGATCCGGGCACAAACGTGTCCTTTGGCATTAAGTTTATTAACCAGCAGCAGTACAACGGCATTGCCGTCAAGACTGTAACCAGCACGTATCCGCAGGTCTGCTTTGTGAACATGGGATTCCCCGACATCACCATGTCGATTTACCCCCGGCCAACTCGTGACCTTGAGTGGCATTTTGTGTCAGTGCAGGAACTGAGCAACCCCGCCACCTTGGCGACTGATTTGTTTTTTCCACCAGGTTACTTGCGGGCGTTTACCTACAATCTGGCGATGGAAATAGCACCTGAGTTTGGCGTAGAGCCCAGCCCACAGGTGTCGCGCATCTCCATGACCAGCAAGCGTAACCTAAAGCGTATCAATAACCCTGACGATGTAATGTCTATGCCTTACGCCATTGTGGCAACGCGGCAACGGTTCAACATCTACGCCGGTAACTATTAATGAAAACCCAGATTCTTGGTTCAGCGTATGTTGCTCGCAGCGTCAACGCTGCCGACAATCGCATGGTCAATCTGTTCCCAGAGGTCATTCCAGAAGGCGGCAAGGAGGCGGGGTTTCTTAACCGCGCCCCCGGCCTCAAGTTGCAGCAAACTGTAGGCACCGGCCCAATCCGGGCTTTGTGGGCACACCAGACCAATGGTTCTGACTTCTACGTTGTCTCGGGTACTGAGTTTTTTAAACTGACAAGCCTGACAGGTACACCCGTTAAGCTGGGCAATGTGTCTGGCACTGGGCCTGTCTCGATTGCTGACAACGGCACGCAGATATTTCTTGCGGCCAACGGGCCAAGTTACATCTACAACGAGGTTACTAACGTCTTTGCCCAGATTACAGACCCTGACTTCCCAGGCGCGGTGACGGTGGCTTACCTTGACGGCTATTTCGTATTTAACCAGCCCAACAGCCAGTTCATCTGGGTGTCGCAACTGCTAGATGGCACATCAGTTGACCCGCTAGACTTTGCAAGCGCCGAAGGCTCTCCAGACGGCGTGGTGGGCCTTATTGCCGACCACCGCGAACTGTGGGTGTTTGGAACCGATTCGGTTGAGGTCTGGTACAACTCTGGTGCGGTTGATTTTCCCTTGCAGCGCATCCAAGGCGCGTTTAACGAGATTGGTTGCGTGTCGGCGTACACCATCGCCAAGATGGACAACGGCCTGTTCTGGTTGGGCACAGACGCCCGTGGGCAGGGTATCGTCTACCGCGCTAATGGCTACACTGGCGTTCGCATCTCCACCCATGCAATAGAGTACGCTATTGCTCAATACGGCAATATCTCGGACGCCATTGCCTACACCTACCAGCAAGAAGGCCACGCTTTTTACGTGCTGACCTTTCCAAGCGGTAACGCCACATGGGTCTATGACGTTTCAACGCAAGCCTGGCACGAGCGTGCTGGCTTTGACAACGGTGAATTTATGAGGCACCGCAGCAACTGCCAGTGCAACTTTGGCGGCAACATCATTGTTGGCGACTTTCAGAACGGCAACATCTATACGTTTGACTTGGATGTGTACGCTGACAATGGCGGCATCCAAAAATGGTTGCGGTCATGGCGGGCGCTGCCTACTGGTCAAAACAACCTCAAACGCACCGCGCAGCACAGCTTGCAACTGGACTGCGAAACTGGCGTAGGGCTAAATACCGGCCAAGGTTCTGACCCTGAAGTTATGTTGCGCTGGTCGGATGACGGCGGCCACACATACTCAAACGAACATTGGGCATCAATTGGCAAAATTGGCGCTTACGGGCACAGGACTTTCTGGCGGCGTCTGGGCATGACTTTAAAGCTGCGCGATAGGGTCTATGAGCTTTCTGGCACTGATCCGGTAAAAATTGCCATCGTGGGCGCGGAACTGATCATAAGCCCAACCAATGCCTAACCTTAATACCCAAATCACGCCGCCCCGCGTGCCGCTTACTGACGAGCGCACGGGGGCAGTGGCGCGTGAGTGGTATCGCTGGTTTTACAACATTTACAACATTACGGGCGGGGCGCTTGGCATCACGCCGGTTATTAACGGCGGCACGGGGCTAGGGACTATTCCTACAAACGGCCAATTGCTGATCGGCAATGGCACAGGGTATACCCTTAACACGCTAGGTTTTGGCGCTGGCATCTCAGTCACCAACGGTTTAGGCACCATTACGGTAGCCAACACGGGCGTGCTGTCGTTTGCAGGCGGCACTACTGGCCTGACCCCCGCAGCGGCCACCACGGGCGCTGTG